GCTGTTATTATTCATTCTGTTTACCCAAATGAAACACCTATGGGTTATGACAATAATAAAAATATGGATTGGGTATCATGTCATGTTCACGAAAAAACTGGAACACTATTAAGAGAAAGTGGATTTAAAGAATTTCCATACGTGGTACCTAGATATTTAAAATCTTCATCTAATGAAATTTACGGCAGATCTCCAGCAATGAATGCGTTGCCTGATACGAAGATGTTAAACACAATGTCTAAGACAACTATCAGAGCAGCTCAAAAACAAATTGATCCACCTTTAATGGTTCCCGATGATGGTTTTATTTTACCGATTAGAACTGTTCCTGGCGGATTAAATTTTTATAGATCTGGTACTAGAGAAAGAATTGAACCTTTAAATATCGGTTCAAACAATCCACTTGGTTTACAAATGGAAGAACAAAGAAGAAAAGCAATTAGGGAAAACTTTTTTGTCGATCAGTTAATGACAGCGCAAGGCCAAAACATGACAGCCACAGAAGTGATGCAAAGAACTGAAGAAAAAATGAGATTACTTGGCCCCGTGTTAGGCAGATTGCAATCTGAATTATTGCAGCCATTAATTACTAGATCTTTTAATTTATTATTAAAAAATAATAAACTACCGCCAATCCCAGAAGAAATTGGCGATCAAGATGTAGAAATTGAATATGTATCTCCATTAGCTAAAGCACAAAAAAGCCAAGAGCTTTCATCTGTTATGCGTGGAATAGAAATATTTGGTTCAATGCAAAATATAGCTCCAGTTTTTGATTACTTAGATATTGATGGTTTGGTTAATCACATCCAAGAAGTTTTAGGATTGCCAGCTAAAATTATGAGATCAAAAGCTGAAGTACAACAAATGCAACAACAAAAACAACAACAAGAAATGGAACAAATGCAATTACAACAAGCGCAGCAAGTCGCAGAAAGTGCTGGCAAAGTAGCTCCAGCTTTAAAGGTTCTAGGTGGACAGTAAAGATCTTAAACAATTAGAACTTAACTATAAAAAAGTTTTTAACTCTGAAGAAGGCAAACAAGTCTTAGAAGATTTAAAAAAAAGATGCAGCTTTTATTCTACGTCACATATTAAAGGCGATAGTCACGAAAGCGCATTTTTAGAAGGCACAAGATCAGTAGTCTTGTTTATTAATAATATGCTTACAAAAAAACCTATGGAGGATAAATGAGCAGCGAAACAAACCAGGTAGCAGTTGAGCCTACAAGCCAAGTGTCTGCGGAAACACAAACAACAACATTAACACCAGAAACAGTTGTAACAGATTGGAAAGCAAGTCTTTCCGATGATATAAGAGCTGATAAATCTTTAGAGAATATTAAAGATATAGAAAGTTTAGCAAAATCTTATATTCACGGACAAAAATTAGTTGGCTCTGATAAGATCCCAGTTCCAAATAAATTTGCTACAGAAAAAGATTGGGATGCAGTTTACGAAAAACTTGGTAGACCCGCTGATGCTACTGGATATAAATACGATTTACCAGAAGATCAAAAAATTGACGAAGCATCATTAAAAAACTTTTCAGATCAAGCGCATAAACTTGGATTACTTCCTGGTCAAGCAAATGGTATGGTTAAATTTTATAATGAAATGACAGCTGCATCTATGCAAGAAGCTGATACCACAGCAAAAGCTGCAAGAGAAGCAAGCACTACTGAGTTAAAGAAAGAATGGGGTCAAGCATACGATCAAAAAATTACTCAAGCTGCTAATCTGGCTACTTCAGTTGGAGCAAATAAATTGTTAGATGCTAATATGGCAGACGGAACTAAACTTGGAGATCATCCAGTTATGATAAAAGCGTTTGCAGAATTAGCTAGTAAAATGGGAGAAGATAGTATTACTCAATCTTCTGGGCCAACTTATCAAACACCAGCTCAATTAGAAAAAGAAATTGGAGAATTAACTGCGCCTGGAACTGCGTATTGGGATAAACATCATCCTAATCACAAAGCAGCAATAGAGGAAGTAACATTATTAATTCACAAAAAAAATAACGAAAGTGTTTAAAAATTTTGGCTTTACGAGAAAAGAAAAAATCTGTATAGCTAAATTATTGGGATAATCGATAGACCCCGAAAGACATTAGGAAAGACTAACATCTAAAAGATGTAAAAGCCAGGTTTCGACCCGCAAGGATAATCAGCCGTTTAACACAAACATAAACATAACCAAAAAAGGAGATTAGTATGTCTAATCAAATTACTACTTCCTTTGTAGAGCAGTATAGTTCAAATGTAACTATGCTTTCTCAACAAATGGGAAGTAAATTAAGAGGTTCTGTTGACGTGGAAACTATAACTGGCAAGAACGCATTTTTTGACCAAGTNGGAGTNACNGCTGCTCAACTAAGAACTAGTCGACACGGAGATACCCCTCAAATCGATACACCCCATAGTAGACGTAGATTAAGCTTGTCTGANTATGAGTGGGCAGATTTAGTGGATGATACAGATAAAGTAAGAATGTTGGTAGACCCGACATCGAGCTATGCGAAAGCAGCTGCCGCAGCTATGAATCGAAGTCTTGATGATGTTATCATCGATGCTTTGAACGCATCAGCTCAAACTGGTGTATCTGGCGCAACTGGAGTTCCATTACCTTCAACTCAAAAGTTCGCAACATCAAACCAATCAGATGGTTTAACTGTAGCAAAACTTTTAGGTGCGAAGAAAAACCTTGATCTAAATGATGTTGATCCTTCTTTAAAGAGATACATCGTTTGTTCTCCACAACAAATCGCAGATCTATTAGCTATAACAAGTGTTACTTCTTCGGATTTCAATACTGTTAAAGCTCTTGCACAAGGGGATGTTTCATCTTTCTTGGGATTTGAGTTTATTGTGTCAAACAGATTAAAGTTAGATGCAACTAATACTGACGACAGATTAATTTTTGCTTACACAGAAGATGCTATTAAATTAGGTATCGGAAGTGACATTAAAGCAAACATTACTGAAAGAGCTGACAAATCTTATTCTACTCAAGTTTACTACGCTATGTCTTTAGGCGCAGTAAGAATGGAAGAAAAAAAGGTTTTTCAAATCCCTTGTCACGAATAATAATAATAATAGGAGAAAATAAATGACTACATTAAATACAGATCTAGTAGCAAACAGTTTAGCTTCCCCGCAAGTTCTTAATGACGCTGCCGAATTACATGGCGTTTTAAGAACAGCTTGCGGAACTGCTGAATTAGCTGCTGGCGATAGTACGGATGATGATGTTGTTTTGTTAGCACCTATCTCAAGTAAAGCAACGATCTCTCAACTTTTTGTTGGATCAGATACTTTTGGTGGTTCTTGCACATTCAATGTTGGTGTTCACAATTACGATGGCACAGTTGCAGACGAAGATTGTTTTGCAACAGCGGTAGCTGATGATGCTGCAATGGCTGACGTTAGACATGAAGTAGCTACAATTAACACAGTTGGACAAAAGCTGTGGGAAATTGCTGGTTTAAGTTCAGATCCAGGAGGATTGTTATATATTTCTATAACTTTCTCAGCAACTGGTGGAACAGCTGGAACGCTTTCATGGAATATTAATTACGCAGTTAATTAATAAATAATATTTTAAGCGGGGGAAGCGAGAGTGGAACCCGCTTAGAGTGCATGATTAAGAAAACAGATAAAGCCAAAACCATTACTCACTTACAGAGTGGCAATTATATTTACAGATACGTTTTGGTTGACAGATTTAAAATTGACACAAAAAACCATTTTGGTTTTGATAAAAAATTAGAATTAACTGAAGCTGAAATTTTTGCTTTAGTTACACCAAGAAAGTTAAGAAGAAAATATATAATCAAAAAATAGGAGATACCATGCCACAAGGAAAAGGAACATACGGATCAAAAAAAGGTAGACCAGCAGCTAAATCAAAAAATAAATCTTTAGCAGCAATGTCTGGTAACAAAAATAAAATTACTAGAGGCGATATAATTACAGCAGCTAAAAAAAANAAAGGTAGAGCATAATGGCTAAAGTNAAAGGCTTATATGCCAACATTCACGCAAAGCGTAAGCGTATCGCTGCGGGTTCTAAAGAAACAATGAGAAAAGTAGGATCTAAAGGCGCACCAACAGCAGCTAACTTTAGACGTTCTGCTAAAACAGCAAAGGCTTAATAAATGGCATCAGTAGTACAAATTTGTAATTCAGCATTAAATCAATTAGGAGCTAGTTCAATTACAGCTTTAACTGAAAATTCTAAAAATGCTAGACTTTGTAATGAAAGATATACAACAGTTAGAGACGCTATATTTAGATCTCATCCCTGGAACTGTTTAGTTAAAAGAATACAATTAGCAAAAGATACAGATACTCCAGCTTGGGGTTTTACAAGTCAATATACTTTACCCTCAGATTGTTTAAGAGTATTACAAATTAAAGATTATAATTTAGATTATAAAATAGAAGGTAGAAAATTATTAATAAACGAAGATACAGTTTTTTTAATTTACCTTGCACAAATTACTGATGTTAATGAATTAGATGTTTTATTAAGAGAAACAATATCTGCGGGTTTAGCTTCAGATATTTCTTATGCCATAACTGCTAATTTACAAGTTACAAAACTAATGACAGAAAAATATGGTTTAAAATTATCAGAAGCAAGACATACAGACGCTAGCGAAGGATATAACACAGATCCAACACTAGGTAATACAGATCAAGTAATTTCAGAAGATTTCTTAAACAGTAGATACTAATTATGCCTAAACAACTTTTAAGCATACCGAGCTTTACGGCTGGGGAGCTTTCATCCTCTATGGAGGGNAGAACAGATTTCGCCAAGTATTTTAATGGCGCA